CTTCTTCAGCACCTCACCAATCAGTTCACCACGACCACCAGCAACTTGAATACCTTCTTCAGATGGCATTGGAGCCGCAGGCATGTCAATAGCCTTTTCTAACACAGGAGCATCAGCCAATTGCTCTCGTTGTTGTTCATCAACGAGTCCTTGATTCATCTCATCAAGCTTGAGATCAAGTTGTTGGATCGCCATTATTTTGCTTCCTTAACCAATGACTTGGCTTTCTTGACAACGCTCTTGCCTACATCTTTTGCTGCCTGTGCGCCTGGTAATGCGTTGACCGCACCAACAACAGTCTCAATCCCAGCAGAAACATAGTCACCACGCTTGGCAGATTCAATGCCTTCTTCAATTGCCAAAGCACCTTCCTCAGTGTACATTGGAAGCATTGCTGTGCCAACAATTGTTTTGAATCCAGGAAGATTTGCTAGAGCGTCTACAAGCCCCATATTTAATGGCAGATTACTGCTAGGGCCACCAATAAAAGATTGAGCGTTTTGACGAGCTTTGTAGCGGTCTACGCCAAGGCTTTCCAAAACTGATTGCAGTTTGTCAGCAGCTTGCTGGCGCATGGTTGGATCAAAGGACTTCATCTCAGCCTGAACTTCGCCAGAAAAGGCAGACTCAGGCAATCCACGAGATCCAGCTTCAGCAACCAACACATCACCAGGCTGGCTAGTACCAGGCATTTGTTCTGGTGCTTGCTCAACAATAGGATCAGGCGCTGGGTAGAACACGCTATCCCAGTCTTTGCGGAGTTCTCGCTCTAGACTCATAGGTTGTCCTTGTATTGTTTCTTGAACCCATTGATGCGCTTTTTCTCATCGTCAGTCAATCCTGGAATTGCTGATGGATCAACCTGATCAATAGGCAAATTTGGTTTCTTGATTTTTGGATTGAGCTTAAAAATCTTGTCGTAGTTATCTAAAGCTTGGTTACGGCTTTCAGCTTTGTCTTTGTAGATCTTGTCACCGTTGTATTTTTTAATTGCAGATTCCACAGCTTCATTTGGATTCTGATAGCGGAAAACACCATTTGAACCAGGAACTTTATTGTTCAACTCAAGATTGTAAATTTTTGTTAGATCAACTCTTTTTTGCAATTTATCGGCTGGATTTGGAACCAAGTCTGAAGTAATACCAGACTCACGATTAATCAAATCCAATGCCGCACGAGATTGAGTATCTACGGTTGCTCTTCCAAGAGACTCAAACTCACTGCGACTCATCTTGCTTGCAAATGGGATAAGTTCATTTATAGAAGTAATCCGTCCATTTTTAATGTTGTCGTAAAGTTGCATCGACAATATTGGATTTGGTTGTGCTTCTTTAGGCTTAAGCAAATCTTGTGCTTGAGACAAAGTCATTTCATCAAGCATCACAAGCTCATTGATGATTTGTTTCTTACGAGCACTGCTAGTACCAGACTGCAAAAACTCAATGGTCAAATTATTGCCTGCAACTTTATTTGCAGCTTTTTGTTTTTCTTTTTCAATTCTGTTCAATGACTCAGCATCAGCAACAGCTTTGATCTGTTGGGTTCTGATCTTGATTTTGGTATCTTCATCAAGACCTTTGTAGATGCCAGTTAACTCACCAACATCACCCTTGTTCAACTTCTCAGCGGCAGCGCCAGCAGTAGGAGCAAACTTTGGATCAGACAGCTTTGCCAACACAGCGCCAACTTTTGCATCATTGACAATCTTGTACGCCTCAATTGCATACTTGTTGCCGCCAGCAAGAACAATGCTTGTTCTATTTGTAAACGGCTGAATGATGTTTTGCAGGATTTCTTCAAGGTTGTTGGAGTCCATGCCAACTGCTGTATATGTCTTGATGACATTCTCAATGACTGGCTTCAAAGTCATCAGAGCCTTCTCTTGCTCTGCTGTGTAGAAAGCCTGTCTGTTGCGTTCATCGATCTTCAGTGCCTGGGCATAGGCAGTGTGACCAACAGTCGCCATTGATGCACGGAACTTGATGGATGTCTCTGGATCAAGTGCCGTCAACACACTGACAGTTCCATCGATGTCATCACGAAGATCTGCTTGCAGTTTTACTGGATCAACTTCACCGCCAGCTTCCATCTCAGCAAGACGAGTGGACAGACGATTCTGGAAATTGATTTGCAACTCATTGCCCAAAATATGAGCAGATGCTTTGTTGTAAGTTTCAGTAAACGCAGTGCCAGCACCTTGAACAACAGGCATCACGCCAGTACTCTTGGCTACATCCAATTGTTCTTTTGTTGGCGGGAAATCAACAGCGTATTTAAGACCAGCCTTCTGTGCCTCAGTGAATGCTTGTTGATTCAAGAATGAGGTCATGCGATCTAACTGGCTTCCAAGATCAGCATAGCCTTGAGCCTGTGCTTGTTGCAAGGCTGTAGACAGGCGTGGCAGATCAGCGTACTGAGCGCCTAGATTTTCGTAACGTGGTAAATCAGCCATTTATAACCCACCCTTACTTGATCTAAATAATTTGAGTCCAAGTGGCTCAACGACTTGCGTTCTAATACCACGACCACCACCCATGTAATCTAAATTCCCTGTGCTTGGCATGATGTTCGCATCGCCAGATGTTGTTGCAGATGGTGTCTTGACTTGCTGATATTGAGCGTAAGCCATACCAGCCTGACCAAACGCTTTGAACAAGCCCATGGATTCTGTGGTGTCAGCGGCAGCATACAAAGCCTGTGATTGAGCCAAGCCACCAGCCAATGCAAGTTCAGCATTCTCTTTGCTGATCTGCATCTCTCTGCCAGCTTTCATTGCATTGAACTGATCAAGCGTCATTGGACTGCCAGTCATTGGATCAATGCCACCAGCCGCAGCTCTGGCACGAATTGTTGCTGACAAACGCAACTGGCGCTCAAGGATCTGATTGGCTTGCATGCTGTAGTTCAAGGCATTTTGACGACCTTGCAACTCAGCTTGCTGGGCTTGGATGCGGTATGCAGAAGCCTGTGTAGATGCGCCTTGAATTGTTGATACAGCACTTGCGGCTGCTGATACTGCGGCTACTACTGCGTATGACATTATGTGCCTCCGTACACTGAGAGCTTATATTCCAACCCAAGCAGGGTCAGCTTCAAAGGCAAGTTTTGACTAATGGTAATTGCGGCATCATCAGAGTATCCAGAAATACCACCAACTGTTTTTGTTCCTGTGAACTCAGGCATTCCATTGTCCAAAATGTCTACAGTGTCCAGCGTCCTGATTGGAACCAGGTTGTCGTTGACCAGCAAATGCTGAGTCTCATACAAGATTGCATTAACCTCAATGATGCGCTTGACAAAGCCAATACGCACACCAACAGACATACGAGGCTCGACAGGAAGTGTCTTGATTGTGATGCTGAATGGCAAACCAACTTCATAACTGGTTGTGCTATCTCTGTCAATCGTGATTGATCCACCGCCACTAACAACCTCATCTGACAGCACACTGCCGTCAGCAATCACATTCAATGTCTTGCCAATGTGAGGCAGGCTAGAGATTGTCTTTGATGATGTTGTTGTTCCGACAAAGCAACAATCAGTGAATGTAGTTGTGTCAAAAATCTCAACGTAGTATTTGTCAACACTGTTGAATGTGCGCTTTACAACGACATAGATGTCTTCAATGTCAACGCCAACATCCTTGAACAAGCCATCAGTTGTTAGCTTACTTGGAGCAACGACATTTTGCTGGCGCAGGATTGAATAGTTGGCAATTGATCCATCGCCATTGAGCATCAGCAAAGCATCAGTCTCTTCTGTGCTGGTTGCCTTACGCAATGCCAACTCCAGAGGATTGTTGATCAGATGACTGGACAGCAAACTGATTGATGTGCTGATATACGACAATGTTGTATCGCTGTACAAGAACTCGTTCAGTGCTTTGCCCTGTCGCTGGACATAGATCGTTCCAGATTGCAATGTCTGCACACGCATTCCCTCACGAGATCCATTACGGCTAACAGTCTTCACAAAGAAGTTGGTAGGCGTGATTGGATCAAGACCAGACTGCGGCACATAGAACTCACCGCCAGTTGTGAACACCTGCAAGTCACGACCAGAAATGATATCGGTAATGATGTTCAGACTGTTGGTGTCCAATGTCGCTTCAACAGCGTCATCGTCATAAGCCTGGTCAGGATTGAAGTCAAAGAATTGACCTACCTTACTTCCCCACAATGTGGATGGACGAGACTTACTGCCACCAAAATACAGGCGACCTTCATGGAAAGTACAAGTACGAGGCCATCCCTTGCTTGAAGACCACACATCTTCATAGCCAGATTCATATTCCCATGAGCCTGAAGCAATGGCAGATGTGCTGAAGAATGGGATCTCAGTCACAGCACTGACAACAGTAGTGCTGGTATACGCCACAATCCTTGCACGACCTTGCGTTGTTCCATTGACATACTGACCAACACTGCCAGATGTAAACACGCCAGCAGATGCTGTCAATGTGATAGCGCCAGATGTAGCACTAGGTGTCAGTGTTGCCGCTGGGTTTGTCAGAGTAACTGTGAATGCGTATTTTGGAATGCCGACAAATGAAATGTTGCTGGCTGTCCAAGTAGAGTCAGATCCACCACGAACAATCTTGATCGGGTTAATGTCTTTGTGCGTGATGATCAATGTGTCAGCAGACTGAGTCCAACACATTGTTGACAGAATAGAGCTGGTGATGCCAGAAATAGCCAAGTATGGATTACCACTGCCATTGATGTTTGTCACCAGTGCTTTGTCTTTGAAGACATACATGCGCTGATTTACAAAGATCAGCATGTAGCTTTCATCAATTGAAAACTCAAAAGCAACAGATCGAGTGCCATTGGCTGGACTGGCTGCGCTTGGAATCTCCATCAGGTACTTCAGACCACCCCTGCGACGAACACCGCCTTGAGGTTGAACAATGACATTGGTCAATGTCTCAGCGCCATTCTTGTATTGGTCAAGGTCAACCCTAGCCCTCAATAGCGGATCAAGCTCACCGCTACTGAAGTTGGTTTGCATTGAAACAATTCTGGTCATCAGTTTCTCACTTCAATCAAGCTGAAGTCTTCAAACGCCTGAGTTGTGTTTCCTTGTCCATCAATGACCATGGCTGTACGGAAATAACCACCACGGTTATTCTCAGCAGGTGAACCAACCGCCACCTGTTGCCAGTATTGAGTCTTTGAGATCTGATCTGTAATCGGGTCAGCCAAGTGCCAAGCCATCATGTACTTGAGCAATTGCACAAAGTAAGACGGCATCTGTGATTCTGTTGGCTCAAACTGATAGTCAATGACGATTTGTTCAGAGTTTGTCAACAGCTTATCCCCTTGAATTACCCAGTCGGTAAAGGTGGATGCGCCAATGGCTGTGCTGTTATATGCTCGTCTAATCGCACCCAGTCGGTCAGACGGCAATTGATATTCATATTTGTATTGGTTGACAGGTGTGTTGATGGTTCGTGCCAACGTCACCTTCTTGAAACTGAAAGACCATGTGTAGGCTTGCAGTGTGGAATTCTTTACGCCAGGATACAGGCGGTCACAGGTGTTGGAAGCTGTAGTTCCCTCATTGAACGATGAGATCGACTTTGCACCCAGCATCAGCAGGGCATCAGAGCAGATACGAATATCGGTATCACCAGCAGCCATTTGTCACCTCAGATGTGAGAATGGCCTGCCACCAGTTGTCCAGTAGCAGGCCGATCCATTTGATACTGTGATTAATCAGTATCGGTTGCGGTAACGGTCACACCGTCAGTGATGTCAACCACGCCAGAAGCGTTGCTGTTCACATAAGCTGTGGACATTACAGGTGTGCCACCAGTGGCGCTGTAGCAGAAAATGATGTCACCGACTTTCAACAACGATGCAACGCTGTTGAAGTAGCCAGAGACACGAATTACTGATTGAGCGTCAGTGCTGGAGTAAGTCCAAATGGCAGGCGCATTGCCTGATTTAGACTGACCGCCTACGGCATTAAAGCCAGTTGCTGAGAAAGCCATGTTTATGCTCCTTATTCAGTGCAGGTGATTGCAACAATGCCGCCTGCGTCGATAGCAGTAGCGCCAGCACTGAACATCGAAGACACCAACCAAGAGGTTTTCTCGGGGATGTAGTTGATCTCAGAACGAATCGCCATGCTTTCAGCCATGCCGACAGCCATTTTGTGGAATGCGTACACCACACGAGTAGAACCTGAACCACCGCCAGCCAAACCGCCTTCAGAGCGATCACCGATAGTGATGAAGTTGAAACCCATGAAGCTGGTGATATCGCCTTGCACCAAAGCCTTCACGCTGTTGAAGTCGCTGCTGGTAACAGCAGTTTCAGACAACAGGCTAGACAACTGAGATGCGTGGATGACAATGGTGCGGTCTTCTGCGGGGACGTTTGCAGCATTGAGCAAACGAGCAGCGTCACGCAATTTAGCCATGTTCAAGTTTGTACCAGCACCACCAACGCTAGTAGCAACAGTCAGGGAAGTACCTGAGTTTGCCAAAGCATCAATGATCATCTGGTCAGAACGACGACCAATGGCTTTACCAACGACCTGAACCAACTCTTGACGCTCGTCAAAGTTGACTTTGGCTTGGTTGAAGATATCGCTGTATTCAGCAGCAATGTAGTCTGTCAGTGTGACTGTGGCCTGAGAGTAGGACACATTCAAAGGAGTCACATCAGTCTGAGGAACTCGGACTTGTGCAACACCAGCACCAATTTTGGGGAACTTGTGAGTAGACGCAGTAACGCCAGTGCGAAGACGGACAGTGTTACGCAGGACAGCATCAGCTTGATATGCCTGTTTAACTTCCGCATCGAACAAGGTTACAAAAGCGTTAGAAATGCTAACTGCCATTTGTTTCTCCTAGAAACGGTTGATGAAAAAAACTTATCGCCAACGGTTGTCCAGAAGAATTCTGGGCCTAGACTTGTGTGTTACCCCCACACCAGGGAGCAGACTACTGCCGTCATGGGCCTTGCGGTTGTCCATAACTCC